TAGTATTATAGAAGTCTAAGAAAAAATAAAATATAAAGGATGGTGAATATCCCCTTTCAGTACCTTTATAGTATATAGACTTCATTAGGACACCTATTGATTTGGGTGTCTTTTTTTACAATATATGCATTAATATTACATAAATATGTATATTTGTATATATATTTACAAAATAGTAAAAATGAGTTATACTTTAAAAAATGAAAGAAATAAGGGGAGATGTAAAAAATGAAAAAGAAAAGTTTTATTATTTTATTTGTAATGTTTTTAACACTTATAGGATTTGGAGCATTACAGAAAGCAAGTGTTGCTAGAGCGGCAACATTAGGGCAACAATTATTACAGCCAGAGGATGGATGGCAAAGAATTGATGATATGGATAAAAATTTTGCGTATACGAATTTAGTAACAATAGATCCTAATAATTTTTATTATAACTCTACTGTACATGTTGATTCTAACAGAGACAAAGCTGAAGGAAAAATCAATTTTAAATTTTATGGCACAAAATTGAGAATAATTGCAGAAAGATATACAATGAAATATACATTTTCTCAACATAAAATAAAAATTGATGGTCAATTATATGATATTTATGATTTACCAAATGTAGTTTCTCAAAGTATCGTTTATGAAATACAAAATCTACAAAGTGGTGTCCATGATGTTGAAATTATAACATCTATGAATAATCAATTTGCATTTGATGCAATAGATATAGATAAAGATGGACACCTAATGCAAAGTTCTATAACACTAGATAAAACATCTATAGATTTACCAGTAGGAGATACACAAAAACTAAATGCAACAACAACACCTGCTGGGTTAGAAATAACTTGGATATCAAGTAATCCAGGAGTAGTTGGAGTTGATGATAAAGGAAATGTTACAGCAATAGGAGAAGGTCAAGCAACAATAACAGCTCAAATTACAGGCACTGATATAAAGGCTACTTGTGTAGTTAACGTAACTAAAGCTAGTACAGGCAAAGCTATATTAAGTATATCGTTAGCAAATGGTAATACAAAAGAATATGATGTTACAATGACCAAAGTTAATGATTTTATAAAATGGTATACAGATAGAGATAAAGGGAATATAGCTTATTCACCAATATATACATTTGATAAAACTATAAATCCATATAAATCAGTAAAAGAGTATATAGTACATGATCAAATAGTATCTTTTGAAGTAAGAGAATATTAGATTTTAATATATCATAATCAAAAACCAAAATTTAAGGGGATGGAATAAGTGAAAAAGAAGAATTTTTTAATAGCGTTTGTGGCTTTTTTAGCAATTATAGGTTTAGGAATATTTCAAAATCCAACTACAGCTAGTGCAGTGACAATAGGGTTGCCACAACCTGAACAGGGATGGCAAAGAATTGATGATAGCGATACAAATTTAGTGTACATTGGTAAGTGGAAACAAAGTATTCAGAATACTTTAGATTATGGTGGAAATTTACATTATGCTATAGATACTAATGATTCTATAAAATTTAATTTTTATGGTACAAAGCTTAGATTAATCACAAACCCTGTTCCATCAAGACCAGCAAAAATCTCTATAAAAATTGATGGTCAAGAAGAATTTTATTCAGATTTTATTAGTTCAGGAGAAATAAGACAAGCGGTATCGTATGAAAAGATAGGATTAGAGAATAAGGTTCATATAGTTGAAATATCATGTGAAACAGGCAACTGGACATTAGATGCAATAGATATAGATAAAGATGGATATTTAGTTCCAAATGTAGATGCTACAGGTATAACTTTAAATAAAACTGCAGATACATTAACATTAGGACAAGAAAGTACAAAAACAGATACTTTAGTAGCAACAATAACACCTAGTAATGCAACTACTAAGAATATTAAATGGGAATCAAGTGATAAAAGTGTAGCAACTGTAGATTCAACTGGTAAAATAACAGCAATAAAAGCTGGTACAGCAGTAATAACAGCAACTACAGATGATGGGACGAATTTATCAGCAAGCTGTACAGTAACAGTAAATGAAGCAACTAATAAAGTAATTTTAAATATAGAACCAGAAAGAGATAAAATACATCTAAATGAGACAGTATTAGCTGATGTAACTATAGATAATATAACTAATATAGCAGCAGAAGATATAAGGATAACATATGATAGTTCTAAATTAAAATTTATAGGAGCACAAGATGTTGAAGGTATAAAGATTGTTAAAAGTGATAGTGCAACTACAGGGGAACTGAGAGTTATAGTTGCAAGTAAAGGTGTAAATAATATAGTTAATGCTAAGAAGATATTATTAAAGCTAAACTTCAAAGGAATAGCTACAGGAGAAGCCTTAGTTGATGTAACTAAAGGTAGAGTATCAGATGGTATAACTACAGAACAGGATTTAACAGATGAACAATGTGGCCAAGGTACTATTACAATCGAAGGGATAGCTGATGTAAATAACAGTGGAGAGTATACACTTTTAGACTTAGCTATTGATGCCAGGCATTATGGAGAAGCACCAAGTACTCTTTCACAATACAACACAGACCAAGTAGTAAATAATGCTATAGATGATGCTGACTTAACACAAATCGCACAATATATGTTAGCAAATGCAAATTATAAACCTAATAATAATTAAAAAAATTAGATTTTTAAGAACTCTATTAATTTAGAGTTCTTTTTAATACATAAAAGAAGGTGATAGAGTGAAAGTAACATTATTAACATACTGGAGAAATAAAGAATTAGAATGTTGTTGTCCTGTAAAGAATAGATGTAAAAAGGATAAAGGATGTGAAGAGTTAGACTTTACTCTTGATCCATATGAAGGAATAAAAGAATGTATGAAAGCTAGAAGTTATAAAAGAAATAGCAATGGAGCTATAGAACAAAAATAAAGTTATACACAACATATTGTTTATAATGTGTATAACTAATACAACATATAGGAGGTGGCATTATGGCCAAACTTACAGTAAAACAAAAAGCATTTTGTGATGAATACTTGATAGACCTTAATGCTACACAAGCAGCAATAAGAGCAGGATATAGTACAGATACAGCAAAGGAAATAGGAAGTGAAAACTTAACAAAACCTAACATTCGCGCGTATATAGACAAAGAAATAGCAGAACGTTCTAAGCGTACTGGAATAAACCAAGATAGAGTTATAAGAGAACTTGCAAGAATAGCTTTTGTAAATGCTAATGATGTTATAAACATAGATGAAGCAACTTTAAAGGATAATGCAACAGAAGATGATACAGCAGCCATTGCATCTGTAAAAGTAAAAACCATACCTACTAAAGATGGTGAAGGTGTGGAGAGAGAAATTAAATTAACAGATAAGCTTAAAGCTTTAGAGCTCTTAGGCAAGCATTTAGGTATGTTTAAGGATAAGGTTGAGTTATCTGTATTGGATGCAGAAAAGAATAAGCTAGACAGTATAATCAATCAATTCAAGGATGATTAAAAATGAGCCAAGAAGAATTAATTTTATCTGAAAAATATAAAGCTTTTTTAAGACATCATTCGCCAGTTGAATTTTTAGAAGGTACAACGGCAGCAGGTAAAACAACAGTAGGAATATTTAAATTTATGCTAAGAGTTGCTGAGAGTAAAAAGAAATATCATATCGTTGCTGCTAAGGATACTGGTACAGCAGAAAAGAATATTATAAACAAAGACCTCGGAATTGTTGATGATTTCGGATTGCTTGCTGAGTACAATGGTAATGGAACCAAGGATGAAAAGATTCCGCATATACTTTTTCATACGAACAACGGTGATAAAGTTGTTTATGTTATGGGTTATGGGGATAAAAAGAAATGGCAAAAGGCACTAGGTGGTCAATATGGATGTTTGTATGTTGATGAAATTAACACTGCAGATATTGATTTTGTGAGAGAGTCTTTCATGCGTGCTGATTATGTAATGGCCACTCTTAATCCAGATGATCCTAACTTGCCAGTATACAAAGAGTATATTAATTGTAGTAGACCATTACAAGAATATAAGAACGATGCTCCAAAAGAAATAAATGATATGTTAACCGAAGAACCAAAACCCGGTTGGGTGCATTGGTTCTTTTCTTTTGCTCATAATTTAGGCTTAAGTAAGGAGAAAATAGCCCAAATAATAATGAATGTTCCTAAAGGTACTAAGCTTTACAAGAATAAAATACAAGGGTTAAGAGGCAGAGAAACAGGACTTATATTTAGCAATTTTGAAAGAAGGAACAATGTTATTACTAGAGATAAAGCCAAGAGTATGAAGTTTGCACAGTTTACAGCAGGCTTAGATACATCATATAGCCAACAAAGTCCAGATACATTTTCATTTACCTTTCTAGGTATTACTGCAAATAAAGAGCTTGTAATGCTTGATGAAGAAGTATATAGCAATAAAGATTTAACTATTCCATTAGCACCTTCAGATATTGCACCTAAGTTCTTTAAGTTCTTAGAAAAGAATAGAAAAGATTGGGGCTTTGCTAGAGATGTATTTATTGATAGTGCAGACCAAGCAACAATAATGGAACTTAAGAAGTTAAAAAGAACTAATCCAAACTTATATAACATTGTTAATTCATATAAAAAGTTTGAAATTATAGATAGAATACACACTATGCTAGGATGGATTAACACTAATGGCAAGATTTATTACTATGTTGTGGATAAATGTATAGAACATATAAGAGAAATGGAAATCTATAGCTGGAAAGAAGATAAGTATGAGCCAGAAGATGCAAATGACCATACAATTAACTCAAGCCAATACGGATGGATACCATTTAGAAAGATGATAGGAGATTATAAGGAGGAATAAAAGTGGGGTGGTTTAAAGAAATGTTAACTAAAGCAGCAGTAAAATATTTAAATGTTCAGCCAGCTATGCAGATGCAGGTTACAATTAGAGAAGCTTATACATTTGAGAGTAATCTACTTAGAAATAAACTTTGGTTTAGAGGTGAACCGTATGAACTAGACCAATTTTTTAAAAATATATCAAGTGATCCAGTAAATAAAGCTAGATTTTGGGCGGCAACTCCAAGTAAGGATTTAAGCATTAGAAAAATACATTCAGGATTACCAGAAATTTTAGTAAATACATTAGCTGGAATAGTGACTTCTGATATAGATAAGATAGAAGTTAGTAAAAGTGATGATAATAAAATATGGACTGATATAGCTCAAGAAAATAAGTTTGAAGAGTTATTGGAAGAAGCAATAACAAATGCACTTGTAGCAGGTGATGGAGCGTTTAAAATATCAATAGATACAGATATAAGTAAATATCCTATAATTGAGTTTTATGACGCTGAGAATGTAGATTATGTTTATACTAGAGGTAGGCTTCAAGAAATACAATTCTCAAATATGTATCAACAAGGTACTAAAAACTATAAACTAGTTGAATCCTATGGTAAAGGTTATGTAAAATATAATCTTTATGATGATTACGGCAAGGAAGTACCACTAAATATTATTCCAGATACAGCAGATTTAGAAGATGTAATTTTTAAAGGTGATTTTATAATGGGTATTCCATTAATGTTCTTTAAATCTCCTAAGTTTGATAATAGAGGTAAAAGTATATTTGATAGTAAATCTGATAGTTTTGATGCATTAGACGAAGTTATAAGCCAATGGATAGATGCAATTAGAGATGGTAGAGTAGTTAAGTATATTCCTGAAGATTTAATACCTAAAAACCCTGAGACTGGCGAATTACTAAAGCCAAACAGTTTTGATAATAAGTTTATTAAAGTTGGCTCTAGTCTTCAGGAAGATGCTAAAAACGAAATTGACATGAAGCAGGCAAATATAAACTATGAAGCTTATGTAAATAGTTATAGTAGTGCTATTGATATGTGCTTACAGGGAATTATTTCACCTTCAACACTTGGAATTGACCTAAAGAAAACGGATAACGCTGAAGCTCAAAGAGAGAAAGAAAAAGCAACTCTTGAAACTAGACGTAAAATAGTAAAAGTCTTAACTAAAGTAGTTCCGTCTTTAATTGAAATAGTGCTAATGGTTAATGATACTATGAATAGTAAAACTCCTGGAGAATATGAAGCTTCAATTTCATTTGGTGAGTATGCAAGCCCTAGTTTTGATAATGTTGTTGAAATAGTTGGAAAAGCTAAGAGTTATGGAATTATGTCAGTAGAGAAAGCAGTTGAGGAAATGTATGGAGATACTTTAACGGAAGAAGATAAGGCTTTAGAGATACAAAGAATAAAGGAACAGAATGGAGATATAGTAGCCGAAGAACCAAAGTCAGTTGATGATCAAGATATGAACCAAAACAATAATAATTTAGAAGGTGAAGAAGATGGCCAAGAACAATAAGCCATCTAAACTGGGCGAGATATTAAAAAACATAAATAGGGGTTCTATAGAGGATCAAGCTAAAAAGGAAAGAGATAAAGCCTATGATATAAGGTCTATATTTGAAAAGATGGAACTCGAATTAATATCGTCTATGAAAAAAGCTTTTTTCTTTCATCAAAATGAGGAACAAAAAGAAGGTTTTTCATGGGAGCAATGGCAGCTATCTAAGTTAAGAGCGATAGAAAAGTATAGAAAGCGAAATAAGAAAATAATAGGTTCATATGCTAGGCCTATACAAGCAACTATTAATAGAGAACTTAAAGGCAACTACCAAAAAGGACAAGGTAGGTTACAAAAGTTTTTTGGTAAAGTAAAGGAACTGTTAAAAAAGGTTAAAGATATCGAAGTTAATCTTCCAAATGATATGGCAGAACAGTTAAAGACTAGAGAGTATATTGATAAAGAACTTGGAAGAGAAACAACTCCACCACCAGATAAAGACTTCTTTGGTGTAAATGATAAAAAGCTTAATGCACTTCAAAGTACAGTAGAAAATGATTTAAAAGTAGCACAGCAAGCTGTATTAAGAAAGATGGATGATGTTTATAGGCAAACAATATTTAAAACACATGTATATTTACAAGGCGGTGTAAAAAGTCTAAATAAAGCTATAGACATGGCTACTAAAGATTTTTTAAATCAAGGTATTAATTGTATAGTTTACAAGGATGGTAAGAAGGTCAATATTGCAAGTTATGCAGAAATGGCTTTAAGAACAGCATCACAACGTGCTACATTCCTTGGAGAAGGGAAGAAAAGGGATGAGTTTGGAATACATTTAGTTGTTGTTTCTGCTCATGCCAATACATGTGAAAAGTGTATGCAATGGCAAGGTAAAGTATTAATAGATGATGTGTTTAGCCATCCAAGTCAAGAATATATCCAAGAGTACAGCAAGAAGTATTCTTTGTTAAGTGAAGCTATAAAGGCAGGTCTATTACATCCTAACTGTAGACATACTGTAATAACTTATTTTGAAGGTATAACTCAAATACCTACTATACCAGATGGAGATGCAGCTATTAAAGTATATGAAGCAGAACAAAAGCAAAGAGCTCTTGAACGAGAAATAAGAAAATGGAAAAGGATTGAGGCAGGAACGTTAGATCCTTTAGCACAAGGTGATGCTTTTAATAAGGTAAAACAGTTACAGAGTGAATTGAAAAGACATTTAGGTAAAAATAGTGAGTTAAGAAGAAATTATGAAAGAGAAGAAAATAAAATTCCTATTAGTAATGTTGGAGACAATGGTTTTCAGAATAAAAATAAATATTTGGATATACCGGATAAAACACTTGAACATGCTAACAAAGGAGATTTTACAAAACCTAAAAATCCTAAGAATGTAAGACCAGGTGAAATAAAATTAAAAGGTGGAGGTCATGGACAAAGTGGAATTGAGCTTTTAAATGAGAGAGGAATAGAGTATAATATTGTCAAGGAATATGATAATGGGGTAAGAGTTGGAAATGTTCCTAAACATAAAATGAAAGCTAAACAAACAGGAACTGGTCAAGCATGGTTTCCTAAAGATTGGGCAGATAAGGATATTGAGATAGCTGCAAAATATGTAGCGAATTTGAAAGTTAAATCTGAATATATTATTGAAAATAAATATTTGAATGAGCAATTATCAGCTGTATTTAAATATGCAAACTATAAAGGCGTAACAGTTGGTGTGTGTTATGAAGTTAAAAAGGGTGAAATAACAACTATATTCCCAGATGAGACTCAAAGAATGATAGGAGGTAATATGAATGATTGATAAAAATAAAATATTTAGTAATCTAGAGTATATAGAATCTATGAATCAGCATGGTGCAGCTCCTGATCTTGATGAATATTGGGATGAAATTGTTGATATGTTAAGTGAAGACATCGAAGAAACCAGAAACTTTCTTAAAGAAGAATGTAACGAACATCAAATTTGGTATATGTCAGGATATTATGAGGACATATCCTATAAGTTTCAAAGTCATGAATTTATTAATATTCTTGAAGAACTCCAGAAGAAATATCCTAATATTGATATAGAACACGATATACAATGTGCCAAAGATGCAATAGAAGAATAGTTAAGCACTTACTAAGTAATAATGGTAGGTGCTTTTATTATGCCTAAAATTAAGAAAGGGGTTGTGTTATGTCCAGAATTAAGCATATTTTTTTAAAAATATTTAAACCAAGAGCGTGTAAGTATGCAAAAATAACATCTTATAAATCGCCTCCAAAATGTCCATATAAAGAGATTGTTAAAATACCAAATGATATAGAACGAATAATTCTACATTGCCCACAAGATAGCGGAACTGATGGAAAATGTAATAAAAGATGTTATGAATATGAGGTTTAATAAAAATTACTTAAAGGTTAGCAAAAGCTAGTCTTTTTATTTTGTCCGAAATGACATTAAACTATTTTGTCAAAAAAATAAAATAAAAAGGAGGATAAAACAAGTATGACAAAAGAAGTTGATAAAATAACTAAAACCCCATTATTACCTATGAACCTTCAATTATTTGCTCAACCTTCAGGCGGAGATGGTGGAGGTAGTGAAGAACCGGAGAGTGGAACAGAGACAAATAACGAGGGTGAAGAAAAACAAGAAACAAAGACTTTTACTCAGGATGAAGTTGATAAATTAATTAAGGATAAGCTGTCAGATTCAAAAAAGAATCTTCCTTCAAAAGAAGAATTGGAAGCTTATAAACAGTGGAAAGAAAGTCAAAAAACTGAATCCGAGAAAAAGGACGAAGCTCTTACTAATGCAGAAAAGGCCAAACAAAGTGCTGAAGAAAGAGCATTGTTAGCAGAAACAAAAGTTACTTGTTTATCTAAAGGAGTTAATGCTACGGCTGTAGATGATGTTGTTGTATTAGCAAAAGCTATGGTGTCAGATGATGTTACTATAGATCAAGCGATAGATAAGGTGTTGGAAAAGTATCCGCATTTTAAAGAACAAGAAACAGAAGAAAAAGGGTTTAAAAAAGTAGGCTCTAGTGGAAATAAAGAAAAACAAACTACAGATGAAGCTTTAAAGGCTGCATTCGGTATAAAATAATTTAATTTTGAGGAGATGATAATATGCCAGTATACGATTATGCTGAAAATTTTACAAACTTATTACAACAAAAATATGCAATAGAATCAAAATCAGATGATTTAACAAAATCAAATTTAGGAGTGCAATTTATTAATGCGCAAACTATCAAATTACCTAGAATGGCTTTGAGTGGTTATAAAGACCATACAAGGACACCAGGATTCAATACAGGTACAATGTCTAATGATTGGGAACCAAAGAAACTTTCTCACGATAGAGATATAGAATTTTGGATTGATCCAATGGATATAGATCAAACTAATTTAACACTATCAGTAGCTAATATCCAAAATACTTTTGAGACGGAACAAGCAATTCCAGAAAAAGACTGTTATAGATTTTCTAAGTTAAAGAGTGAATTAAGCACTTATAAAGCATCTAACATTGACACAACTGTAATTACAGCTGCAAATTTCTTAGAAGTGTTTGATACTATAATGTCTAAAATGGATGAGGCAGGAGTGCCAGAAGAAGGAAGAATACTTTATGTAACTCCATCTATGAATAAGATTATAAAAAACGCAGATGGAATTGAAAGAACTATAACAATAACAACACCTAATACAATTAATAGAAAAGTTCATAGCTTAGATGATGTAACAATTAAAATGGTTCCAGCTGCAAGACTTAAGACTTTATATAACTTTACAGATGGTTGTGTTGCAGATGCGACTGCTAAGCAAATAAACTTTATAATAATTCACCCATCATGTGTAGTTTGTAGAGATAAATATGCTTACATTAAGCTATTTACACCTGGAACTGATTCAAGAACAGCAGATGGTTATTTATATCAAAATAGAAACTATGGTGATCTATTCTTACTTGAAAAGAAAGTTGATGGAATTGCTATGAATATTGATGCATAGGAGGTATTTGCATGAAAGCACTTAAAGGAAATAAGGTTTATAATATAGCTGAATCAGAAAAAGGAAACTATAAAAAACAAGGGTTTGACATTGTTAATGATGAAGGAGAAGTTATTGAGTATGGAGCAGGGAAAACTGTTTCACATGAAGAACATGAGAAGTTAAAAGAGGCTTATGCAGCGCTTCAAAAAGAAAATGAAGAGCTAAAGCTTTCTGCTATGACAGTAGATCAATTAAAAGCCTATGCTACAGAGAAGAAAGTTGACCTAGGAGATGCAAGTACAAAGGATGCAATCTTAGCTAAATTTAAAGAAACAGTTGCTAAGTAGGTGAGTGTATGTCTTATGTAGATGAAGCTTATTATTCTACATTTAGTGGGCTAATAATAGAAGGTTTAAATAATAAACTTGAAAAAGCTACGGATCAGATTAATTCTCTTACTTATAATCGTATTGTGGGTATAGGTTTTGATAATCTTACTGGATTTCAAAAGGATAAGATCCAAAAGGCTGTATGTTTACATGCTGATTTTACAGAGAAGTATGGAGAGTATATTGACATGCCTTTAAGTGGATTTAGTGCAGGAAGTATTAGCGTTAATTTTAATGCACAAAAAATAAATGGAGTTACCACTACACAAGAGGTTATTAATTATCTTAAGCAAACAGGATTGACCTGTAGGAGGTTGTAATTATGGGATTGAAATTACCGTTCCCTAAATGGTTAGCCAATACGGATATAAAAGTTTATAGCACTGTATTAGGCGAAGATGGAGAAGAAGAAACACTTTTGTTTGAAGGTAAATGTATCTATACAGATAAAACAAAGCAAGTGTTAAATGCAGAAAGACAATTAATAACTCTTAGTGGTAAAGCTGTCATTGAAGGTGATATAAAGCCAGGAGAAGTAATTGAGGGGTTCATAGAGGTTAATAATATTAAGAAAAAAATCTATGGAGCTGAAAGGCCACTTAATCCAGATGGTACAGTTTTCTCCACGGAGTTGAATTTACAATGAGTGTAAAAGTAACTATAAAACTAGATAACGCTAAGATTAGCGGATTAGAAAATGCAAGTAAACAAGCTTTTGAAATGACAGCTGAAGCAGTTTTATCTGATATAAAAACAAGTGCAGTAGTTCCAAAGGATACAGGAGAGTTAGAACGTAGTGGATTCGTAGAAATAAAAGACATGGTTGCATCTATAATTTTTGATACTCCTTATGCAAGAAAAATGTATTGGCATCCGGAATATAAGTTTAGAACTGATAAAAATATAAATGCACAAGGTAAGTGGATGCAAACTTATCTTGATGGAGATAAAAAGAATTTTATAAATGAAACTTATATGAAATTCTTAAAGCAACTCTCTAAAGGAGTGGTTAAATAATGTTACTCACAGAGGTAAAAGAGTTTTTAAAAACTAAAATAGAGTGCCCTAAATGGTACATTGGGAAAATAGATGCAAGTCAAGAACAATGTATAGGAATATATAGTGTACAAGGACCAGCACAAAACATAGCCTTAGGTGGATTAGCTAATACAAGCTATTCTACCAAGGCTATTTCTATTTTAGTACATTGGACAAAGAATTGTAATACAGCAGAGCAAAAGGCACAAGAGGTATATAATGCTTTGTTTGCTCAAAGTGCCACTATAGGTGGCAAAAGAGTAATTAAATTTGATATGAGGACACCAGAGCCAGTAGGTGTAGGAACTGACAGCAATGGTGTCTTTGAATTTGTTATAGAAACAGTAATTTATTATGGAAGGTAGGTAATATAAATGAGTTTTGAAAGTGGAGTTTATCCAGTATACGATACAAAATTTAAAATTGGTACAAAAGGAAAAGCAAGTACCGATACGGATATGAAAGAAATAGCCGATATGGAAACTTTCTCTATGAAGATAGATGGAAAGACAGAGACATGGACACCAATGACAACACAGGGATGGGAAAGAGCATTAATGACAGGTAAAGCCTTTTCTATAAGTTTAAAAGGAAAACGTAATGTAGGAGATCTGGGGAATGATTATGTAGCAGCTGCAGCATGGAAAGATGGTTTAGATTGTAGTACAAAAGCACAAATAGTATTTCCAGATGGTGCAAAATTAGACTTTGATTGCGTAATTGATGTATCTAATCCTGGTGGTGATGATAGTACCAAAGTTGCACCTTTAGAGTTTGATTTAAAAGGTGATGGAAAACCAAACTATACAGCAGCACCAACAACAGTAACACCATAGGAGGGGTTTAGATGGGAAGAAGATATAATATAATAAATAAAATTACTAATGCTAAAGAAAGAGCAACAATACAAATTGATGAAGAACACGAATTTAAGATTAATGATAGTTTTCCTGCTGCAATGGCTATTAAAGCTTACATGGAAGATAAAAAACTAGATGATGAAAAGAAAATTGAAAAAGTTTTAGGAGTTGCCTTTAATAAAGAAGCTAATGAATACATTAAGAGCTTAAATCTAAAGATGCCAGGATATGTAGCAATAGTTAATGCTGTAATGGCTGCTATTGCAGATATAGATTTAGAGGAAGTGGAAAAGAAACAAGAAGAAAATACACCCAGTAATAAATAAGTGGTATGACTTATATGATGATTGGGAGTTAATAGAATCTAGCTTTGCAATGCAATATAAAATAAGACTTAGAGAAGAAAATGACATGACATTTTCAGAGTTTTCTTCTCTTCTTAGTGGCATAATGCCAGAAACACCGCTTGGACAGATTGTAAGCATAAGAGCTGAAGAAGATAAAGACATGCTTAAGAATTTTACCAAAGAACAGCATAAAATAAGAAATGAGTGGAGAAGTACAAATAATCCAGTAATGGAACTTACAGAAGAAGAAAAGGCAGAAAAGGCAAAAGAGTTCCAACAAATAATGGCAAAAGCCTTTGGAGGCGCTTAGATTTAAATATCTAGGTGTCTTTTATTATGCAGAAAGGAGGTAAACAATGAGTGATAGTGTAGGCAAAATTAGTTTAGATCTAGAAATTACAAGTGATTTAAGTAAACAAATAGAAAGCGTATCTAAAAGTTTAGGAAGCCAATTAGAGAGTACTTTTACTAATGCTACTAAAGGAATGTTTGATGGTATAAATGAAAGTATTGCTGCTAATATGAAAGCAATTAATGATACTGTAAAAGTTGCTTTAGACGAAATGAAAAATAACTCCAAAGCTGCAATAGATTCTTTAATGGAAGTTAGTAGAAATATTAAAGTTCCAGAAGCTAAAGCTCCAAAAACTAGTAAAACAGAAGAACCTGCTGTAGCAATAAAAGAGCCAACAACTTCAAATGTTAAGATTCCAAATGTAACAAGTTCTTTAAAAGCTGGATTAGATAATGTAACACAGAATATAAGAAGTTCAATAACAAATGCATTATCAGCTTTGAAAAATATTAAAATGCCACCTATAAGTTTTCCTAAAATGGATATTGAAAAACCAAATACTAGTGATGCCGTAAATAAAACAACTACACGTGGACCACCTAAAAAAACTATTAATACTGAAGCTTTAAAAGCTGAAATAGATAATACAGCTAGTGCATTGGACATTGTTAACGCGAAGATAGAGCAGCAACAAGGAAAGTTGGCACAATTAAAAGAATCTTACACAAATGCATTTAACCCTAATACAAAGAATAAGATTCAAGAACAGATTTTAAAAACTGAAACTAGTATAAATAGTTTAATTTCTAAATCAGATAAATTAGGTTTTAAACTTGCAGATTTGGATGGAAAATTTGCAACGGTTGGGAAAAGTGCTGCAGGAACTACAGGCAAGATTGACTCACTATCAAGTAAAACAGGAGCATTTAATAATAAAATAAATGGGGTTTCAAATTCAAGTAAAGGATTATTAAATCCATTTAAGAGTTTAGGCTCAACCGCTAAATCTACTGGTAATAGCTTTAATAATATGCACAGAGGATTAGGAAATATAGCAAGACAATTTTTTACTTGGATGATTATACTTCCTATGGTTATGAAAGGATTAGAAGCTTTAGGAAGTGGTCTCTTAGCTGACTTGAACACTAATGATCAATTTGCTAATTCTTTAGCACAAATTAAAACTAATCTAATGGTTGCATTTACTCCTATTTTTTATGCTATTCTACCTGCAATTAATGCATTAATGAGTGCTTTAGCAACAGTTACAGCCTATATAGCTAGTTTTGTAAGCTCTGTATTTGGCAAAACATATCAACAAAGTTTTCAAGCAACACAGGGCCTTGTAAATGCTAAGGAAGCTATGGGAGCTTATGGAGATAGTGCAAAGAAAGCAGCCAAAGATGCAAAAGGTGCATTGATGGGTTTTGACGAAATAAATCAGCTAAATAAAAACAAAGATGATTCCTCAGGTGCTGGAGACAATTCCAAAGTACCTAAATTAGTTGCACCTTCATTCGATATGGCACCTATAGATGAAAGCTTAGCAGCTATGATTGATAATGTTAAAGCTAAAGTACAAGAAGTAGCTAATATCTTTAAAGAAGGTTTTAAGGTAGGTTTTGGAGATACCAACTTTGATGGCATAATAACAGCCGCAGAAGGAATTAAAGAATCTCTTAAAAGTATATTTACAGATACCGAAGTTGTTAATGCTAGCCAAAATTTTGCAACAAAGGTTATTTATAATTTAGGACAAATGAGCGGAGCTGTAGCAAGCATAGGAGTTACAATAGCACAAAACCTATTAGGCGGATTTAATTTATATCTACAACAAAATGCTCAAACGGTAAAAGGTTATATAGTTGATATGCTTAATATAGGTTCTGATATAGCGACTATAGCAGGTAACTACGCAACAGCTATAGCTGATATTTTTAGTGTGTTTAGAGGGCCAACAGCACAGCAAATAACTGGAGATGTAATAGCTATATTTGATAATGCTGCTATGGGTACTGTAGAAATTGTGGCAAAGTTAGGTAGAGACATATTAAATGCATTAACTAGACCTATTATAGAAAATAAGGACCTTATAAAGACAGCATTAGAGAATACGCTTGTGCCTATACAGACCGTAACTGGTAGTATATCTGATTTTGTTAGTAATACATTTAAGAAAATAAAGCAAGTTTATGATGAACATGTAAGTCCACTTTTTACTTCTATAGGAACTGGTTTAAGCAGTATATTCAACACTTTATTAAGTGGATACAATACTTATTTAGCACCAGTATTTCAAAAATTAGGAGAAGAAATATCTGTATTAATAAAAGAACATTTACAACCATTAATGAATTCGTTTCTTGATTTAGTTGGTAAAGTCGTTGATGGAATAAAATTAATATGGGAAAATATTTTAGTGCCATTTATTAATTGGGCAATAAATAAAATATTACCAATACTCGGACCTATAATAGAAAAGTTAGGTTCCGCATTTATAGACTTTGGATCTCTAGTAGCAGATGTAATAAAAGGTGTTTTGGATGTTTTAGGTGGAATTATTGATTTCTTAATCGGAGTATTTACTGGAGATTGGGAAAAAGCGTTAGAAGGATTAAAAGAAATCTTTAAAGGAATATGGGAAATAATAACTAGCATTATAGAAACTTTTGATAAGTATTTACAAGATGCATTTACAACAGATTGGACTGAGAGCTTTGGAATACTTGGTGGTGCTTTAAATGGATTTTTAAAAAGTTGTAGTGAAATATGGGATGGCGTTAAAGAAGTGTTTGCAGGAATCAATGAATTTATACAAGGTGTATTTTCTGGAGATTGGGAAAAAGCTTGGAGCGGAATAAAAGATATATTTGGTGGTATATTCGATATCATAAAAGGTATGGCAACAGCAAAATTAAATGCTGTAATAGGAATAATAAATGCAGCTATAAATAAGCTTAATACTGTATCCGTGGATGTGCCATCTTGGGCACCGATAGCTGGAGGGCAGCATTTTGGTGTTAATATTCCTAACATTCCTTACTTAGCTAAAGGTGGTATTGTAGATAGTCCTACATTAAGTATGATAGGTGAAGCAGGTAAAGAAGCAGTTGTTCCATTAGAGAATAATACTGAATGGATGGACAAATTAGCTACTGCAGTAGGTACAGTTGTAGTAAATAGTATGGCTTTACAGAAAAATAATAGCAGTAGTTCTGATAATGGCATTACTGGAGATATAATTATTATGTGTGATGGTGTTGAACTTGGTAGAGCTAGTGCTAAAGGTATAAATAAGGCACAAAAAGTAAGCGGTAAAATATTGTTAGATGTTTAGGAGGTGGCTAGAATATGTTACAAATAAATAATATAGATATTCCAGCACCTTCTGACTTTAGTGTTGGAATACAAGATATAAGTGATGCAGAAAGAAACGCAAAAGGTGAAATGCTAATTGATAGAATAGCAACAAAAAGAAAAATAGAAATGCAGTGGAATATGTTAAATCCTGAAGAGTTAAGCACATTGTTAACATTAGTTAGTGATGTGTTTTTTTATGTTAATTATCCGGATCCTATGACGGCTAATTTTGAGACAAAAACATTTTATGTAGGGGATAGAACTGTTCCGGGATTAGTCTTTATAAATGGCAATATGATGTGGAAAAACGTAAAGTTTAATATTATAGAAAAGTGAGGTGATGTAGCTTGCATAATGCTTCTGAATTGTTTAAGAAAGCAATTAAACAACCTAAAAGAGAATTAAGTATAAGAGCCACAATAGGAGGTACTACATATACTGGTAATGACATAAAAGATAGCAGCATAGAAGAAAGTATACTTACAGAAGATGATTTTAAATTTGGAAGTGCTACAGCATCCACGTTTAATATAACATTAATAAATATAGATAGTTCTTTAACAGCAAAAAGCTTTGAAGGTAAAGAAATAAGCATAGAAATAGGTGTACAGTTAGAAAAGTTTATCAAGCCTTATGAGTACGCTCCTATGGGTGTATATAACGTAGAAAAAGCTACAAAGGATAATACAACAATAAAATTATCTGGATATGATAATATGCTTAAGTTTGAAAAGACATATGTTACAAAGCTTAAAGCACCATTTACATTAAAGCAGGCACTAATAGAGATATGTTCTTTAGCAGGTGTTGAACTAGAATCCAGTACATTTACTAATTGTGATTATGTAATTACCTATGATCCAGATTTAGAAAGTGTAACGTTAAGGCAAGCATTACAATATATAAGTGAGTTAGCTTGTGGATATGCCAATATAAATAGAAATGGTAAGCTTGAAATAATAAGCATAAATGATACAGATATAAGTTTAAATAAATCTAATTATTATCAAAATAAACTGTCTCTAAGTGAATACGAGTATGGTCCTATAGATCATGTTGTTATAAATAACGAGGGCATCATAGAAGATATAGGAAGTGGTAGTAATATATTAGAGATTAAAGACAATATATATGCTCTTGCCAATAGTGAAGTACTTTTAAATGGTATATATAATAAAGTTAAGAATTTTAGATTTAAGCCATTTACTTGTACTTGGCAAGGTAATCCACTTACAGCTCCAGGAGATATTGTTGAGGTTGAAGGGAAAGACGGAACAGTATATAAAAGCTTTATAGCTAAACAAAAATTTAACTATAGTAATGGTCTTAGCTGTGATATTACTACTAATGCCAAGACACAAAGCGAAATAGATTATCAAACTCATGGGACTGTAACACAAAAAATAAATAAGATAAAAGCTACTATTAAGAACATGGGTGATGCAATAGAGCTTAGAGTAACTAAAGAAGAAAATGAAGCAAGCATAAAATTATTGAATGATAATATTAATCTAAAAGTTAGTAAAGGCAATTTGATTAGTGAAATAAATATGAGTCCTGAAAAGATAAATGCAAGCGCCATAAACATTGACTTTAATGGTTTTGTTACTTTTAATGCATTATCTGGAAGTGGCACCACTACTATTAATGGAGATAATATCAAAACAGGCAAGGTGTTAGCGCAATATCTTGATGGTGATAATTTAACAGTTCATAAAGCTATGAATTTAGATGCTAGTGCTACAATACAATGGGATACACAAGTTACAAATAAGCCATATATACCAACAGTACCAGGTTATATTACTTCTACTAAGATAACACAAACAGATATAGAGTCACCTACAATCAAAGGAGGAAAATTTATAGGTGATGAATTTACTGTTAATGCAATATTAGGATTGAAGGCTCCAGAATCCCCTGTTGCAGGAGGTTTAGGGCAAGGTACTATTAGGTTTTATACGAACGATTCCAATTATAAGCAAATGGGGTATTATAATACAGGGATAAATTTAAATAGTAATTTATTACTGACAGGGCCAGGTGAGAGTTATTATAATTTTACAGCACAAGATATAAATGCAATGGGTAACATAAATGCACTATATGGCACTGTTAAGTGTAAAAATATAGATTGCTCTCTTGCACCTTGGGCTGTAAAAACAGTTGTTGACAATCAATTTAGTAGTGTAGGTAGTCACCTTACTAATTTAGATGGTTATATAATACAATTGAACAATAAAATAATAGCATTAGGCGGTACTAGCATATTTTAAAGCAATATATGTTTAATTTGAACTTTTTATGACAATGATATACAATATATTTAATAAATGTATTGGAGTTGAAAGTTATGATTAAAAATAAAATAAAAATTAGTACTTTTTCATTAATAACATTTTTAGCCTTGCAATGTGGTTTAACGTTTGCTAGCGAAATACCTTCACTAGATTTAGCAATACAGGATAAGTCATTTTATTATTATAACGAAGCGTATTCTGAAATAATGAAGATTCAAGACATAGATAAGCAGGCAGAATATTTGAATCAGCTAAGTCAAATAAATGTATGGAATGATGATTTAAAATATGTTGTAGGTAAATTAGAAGAAGTAAATAAGACTGGTAGTGCAGAGATATATGATAATCTTCAAATATATATTGATGGAAATAAAAATATCAAATCTATTGATAAAGCTTATTTTTTAGGTGAACTTACAACATGGGGCACAAATAAAGTTTGGACAGATGATTATAAATTAGCATTTCATAATGTAATGGGAAAAGATACAATTATGAATCAGTCATATTATTCTAAAGAAAAAAT